TCAACGAACAGGTCAAACGCAGCAAGATACTTATTAATAAGTTTATTGATAACTGGAATATATTGAGAAATAATTTTTGCCTTAATACCACCGTCTCTTAGAATAGTTTGGACAACATTCAATACTTCATGTTCATCAAGAAGCTTTGTTCTTATTTCTATTTGTTTGTTTAATTTCTTTTGTAGAGTATCAAGTTTAGTGGTATCAACTTCATCTACTTCTTTTTGAGCATCGTCAAGATCTTTCTTATATGTAATCAATGCATTCTTTGACATTTTGATCTCTGCTCTAATTTCGGATATTTTAAAATTAATAGATTGAATCTCATCTTCTATTTTTGAAATGGCGGCAAGACGATCTTGATGTCTTTTAATCACAGCAGCCGTATCAAGTAAACCTTTTTCAATATGGGCTTTCTGTTGATTCTTATCCAAGATTTGTTGTTGTTTAAAGTCATGAGCAATACCTTGCTTACATGTTGGGCAATCATCATTGTGTTCGTAAAAAGATAATTCCTTATCGAATGCAAGACGGCTTCTTTCAAGATCGGATCTTTTATCTGTTGCCTTTTGAAACTTTTCTTTTTCAGATGCCTTATCAGAAATTTCATCATACTTTGTTTGCATTTTTGTTTCTTCGGCATCAATAAGATCGTTCTTTGTTTCAATTAAGTCAATATGCTCAGACATTTTTTGTTTGATCTGATCTACAGCAATTGTTTTTAGTTTACGAATCTCTTCATTGTTTTCTTCGGCTGCACGAATATTGTTTTCTGTAATTTCTATTTCATACTTGTTATCGTTGATTTCAGTTTTAGTATTTGACATACGATCTTTTGCCAATGTACCCATAACCGAAAATACACCGATATCCAATAGGTCTTCGATAATTTCACGTCTTTGATATGCTCGTAATTCCATAAAAGGAATATAAGTAGCAGATCCAAGAACAACGATTTGATTAAATGCTTTGAAGTTAATACCTAGAATATTGCTTTCAAGGAACTCCTGATAATCTCGAACACTTGCGTCTTGATTAATCATAGCACCGTCTTTATAGATTTCAAAAATATTTGGTTTAATGCCACGACGAATCATATACTTGTTGCCGCCTGCACTAAAGTATAGTTCTACAATAAGTTCTTTATTGTTAATAGAATTAATTAACTGATTCTTGTTGATGTTACGAAAAGGTCGACCATATAGACCAAATACAATTGCATCAAGCAAAGTAGATTTACCAGAACCGTTTGCACCAGCAATCAGTGTACTAGGAACTTGATTAAGTTCAATAGTGGTAAATACGTTTCCTGTGGATAATATGTTTTTATATTTTACTTTCTCAAAATTAATTCGCATTATAAACTAAGTGCCTCATGGTATAATTCATCGACTAATCCTTTTACCTTTGTTTTGTCTACATTGGTTTCAAGAGAGTCGATATATTGTGCAAGGATTTCAGTAGTGTCTTTTGTTTCATCAAGTATTTCATCAACGCCTTCCGCGTCCAAATTCATATGATCGTCGACTGCTCGAACATCAACTGCTCCGCATTCAGACATACGACTCATAAACATATCATAGAGATATGCATTGGTTCTATTTTTAACAATAACTTTTACATATGTATCTTTGTATTGGTCAACATCGTATTGTGCAACAGTATCAACCGTCCAATCCGCATCATCATAAAATACTTTATAAAATACACGATTAGGATTTTCAATTTTAATCATCTCTCGAGTTTCAGTATCAAATACATGAAAACCTCGACTACCTTTGTAATCTGACCAAGTCATTTCGTATGGTGCACCAAGGTACTCGACATTACCATATCTTGAAGGATGGTGAAAATGTCCAGAGTATGCAGATTCAAAATTCTTAAACACGTTCATATCTAATCCATGAGTACATAACGCACCTTTCATCATCTCAAATCCTTTGACTTCCAAATGACCCATAAGAATATGAGCATCGGACTCAGCAACAAATTTTAGATTCTCTTCTGCGTTTTCTTTATTAATCCAAGGAAGCATACAGAATTTAGTTGAACCTAATTCCAAATGAACTGCTTTGTCTTGATAGAGATTAAATTGAGGATACTCCTGAAGCAATAGATTCATACTATTGACCTCATTACTATTTACATAATAAGTATCATGGTTTCCAATCAACGCATGGAAATCAATATTTCTTTTTGCTAAATTATCAAATAAGAATTCTTTACCTTTTTGTAAAGATACATAATTTATATATTTCCGTCTGTCAAATGTATCGCCTAGGTCAAATACCGTCGTGATATTGTGTTCGTCAATATACGGAAAGAATACTTCTTCAAAAAATTTTCGTTGAACTTCGTGAAATACTTTGCTATCACCTCGAGCACCGATGTGAATATCGGTTACTATCGCAATCTTCATATTACTCCTCGGCCGCTTCAGCTACCTTTTCTTTTCCTCTCAACTCAACAACCTGATTAAGTTTTGATTGTGTTGATTTTAAATAGGCCATTAGCTGCGCCCGTTGTTTTGTAATCTTTTCTTTTTTCTTTGCTGCTCGTTCCCATTTGAGTCGAGACACTTTGTCTTTATATACCACACCGTATAAGTGGTCAAACTCATGTAAGAAACATCTTGCGGTATAACCATCAAAAGAACCAGTCTGTTCGTTTAATTCTTCATCATACCATTTTGCCTCAACTGATGCTGGTCTTGCTAACTTAACAAACATATCAGGATAACTTAAACAACCTTCGATATCTAAAACGGTTTCTTCTGATACAGATATCACTTCAGGATTGATAAACATCATACATGAATCTTTTGATTCTCCAATGATAAACAATTTATAGTCAAGGCCAACTTGACATGCAGATAGACCCAGGCCTCTTTTAGAGACCATTAGCTCTACCATCTGTTCTTTTAATTCTTTTGGATCAAATCCTGGATCTTTTAAATTGACATCGGTCAATTCTTTACTCAGGATCGGGTCGGTGGGTTTTACTAAATTCATAATTTGCCTTCTTTTCTCATTTGTGCTCTAATTTTTGTAGCAGAAATATTATGTACTTCTTCTCCAAGATCATGTTCTGTAAATGTATAACCTACACCACGACCATAGGAAATATCAACAATATTAGGAACAACTAATATCATATATTCTCTGCCTTCCATATAACCTTCGGTTGCCAAAGAATTTTTGATATTATCAATAACACTAATCTCACCAAAAGGATTATCGGATTGATCTACGGTACGACCAGCACCTGCATCTCCTTCAAATCCGTATACTTCACGTACCATTATAACAACTTGTCCTGTCAATGTCAAGGCCTTTTTAAATAATTTTGTATGACCTTCATGCCAAGGTTGCCATCTACCCAACATTTGAACTGTTGGTTTCTTATAATCGAATGCTTCTTCTGGTGAACAATAGCTCATTTATTTACTCCATATTTGATATACTTATACCATACACGTTCGTGATAATAATATAAGATCATTTTAGTAGCAACCTCAAACCCGGCAATCATACCGGCCCAATCTACTTGTCCTGTAATTAACCAAGCAAGTAAAAAGGTATCTGTTGTTGCTAAGACTCTCCATGTTAATGTTTTTGCGACGTGACGTTTTGCGCTTACCTTCTCTGCCATTGTGAAAACGCCTTTTCTAAAATTGGTTCAAGTTTTAATTCTTCTTGAGGTCTGAATTTATCAATAATATAATTAACTTCAAGTTCGTTAGGTTTTTCAAAAACTTTGTTGGTATCTTCAAACCTTCCTTCCTGAATAGTATTCATCCAAATAACATAATCAGGCTCAAACTCATCTCTTGCCTTTTGAAAAGGACAAACGAAATCTGCAATAGCAATTTTACCTGCCATAGAAACTCCGTCTGCAAGATGTCTCATTCGAGCAGCTTGTCTCATTCTGCCTTCATCTGAAAAATCCCAATCATTATATTTTTCTCTAACTGCGTCTGCATTAATCCAAACGCCTTCAACCAAATCTGCTAATGGTTGTGATAACGTACTTTTGCCTGAGCCAGGTAGCCCAAATACTAATACTTTCATATATCCTTACTTCTTTAGTTTATTTTCAAAATCATCAATGAACTCACTGATGTAATCTGGTAACTGATTGCCAGTCACAGGCTCTCCATCAGAATCATAAACATCATTGTCTAACATCTGTCTTTGAGAGGCTTTAAATTTAATATACATCTGCTTTTTCTCTTTAGAGATTCTTCGTAAGAATGCATACCAAATGATTTGAGTAAAATACGCAAATGGATTCTGCGATTTATCAGGATCAAAGTTATGAATATATTGTAGACAGTTTTCAATACCGTCGGAAATCATTTCTTCCTTATACATATATCCGCTGAAGTTTGGCCTCGTTGCCAACCTTTGAGCAATCATCATAATACATTTACCAATATACTCTGGTACCTGAGGATTGCCTTCTCCGCTTTCCTCGGCTTCAATGCACTTATCTCTATAATCAGTCAAAGCAGCAAGGAGGTCCTTATTGTTTACATAGTTTCTTTTCTTAGCCATTTCAAGCTAGTCTCCTTGTTTAAAATTAATGTTATTATATACCAAATTCATAGACATGTCAATGGTATATGTAACTTTTTTCATTTTTCTTAAAAAAACTATTGACATTCCAGAAAAACCTTGTATAATAGACTTATCAGGCTTAAAGGTATATTAGTTCCTAGATATCAATAGTAAAGATTTTAAATGGAAATTCCTCAGTCGAGTAAATCTCAATTCTCTGTTTAAAATGTTTCAACGTGTAGTTTTCAAAACTCCCAACACTCAAATCATCAGCAATGTCATAGAGGACCGCATTCTGCGAGTCCTCCGCTTTACGCAAACTTCTACCAATTGATTGTAATACTTTTATCTCAGACTTCGAAGACGAAGCAAAGATTACATTATCAAGTCTACGAATATTAACGCCGGTACTAAACACTCCATAACTGGCAAGAATATCATGTTTCTTATCAACATCATTCTCAACCAAGTGTCGAATTCTTTCACGTTCTTCTCCTTTTGTTGCTCCGTATATAAAATGCAATTCACGACCTTCTGTTCTCAATAGAGGTTCAAGTATCTTACCATGCTTTTCTACTAAATCAAATAGAATCAAATTATTTTGATCTTTAAGAGAATGTACTAAGTTCTTGATGAAATTATTTCTCTTTTCATGATTAACAATAAACTCTCTTTCGGCCGGCCACTTTTTAACAGATTCTTTAACAGAGGCCAATGCTTTCTTGAAGTTTTGTTTTGCTTCATTACTATGATTCAATACAATGGCTTTTACTTGAAAGTTAGCAACCGTTCCTTCTTCCATAAGTTTCTTTGTTGATACTACTTTCTTTACTTCTCCGAAACAACCTTCTAATACTAACCTATGGGTTTTGCTTTCTGAAGATTTGAGAGTACCTGTAAATCCATGACGGAATTGACAGTCCTCAAGATTGTGCATTATCTTTGTTAATGATTTTGCCTGAAAGGTATGGGCTTCATCTCCCATAACACAACCAAATTGACGGAACCAATCCTTAGGTTGTTTAATTAATGATTGCCATGTAGAAATAACAATAGGTGCTTTTGTATTTTTATCTACACCACCTTGAATTGTATAGATGTCGTCTTCACAACCATAATCTACAAAGTCACCTGCCATTTGATGAACTAATGAAATGGTCGGAACAATAATTAATGTTCTTAAACCAAACGTTTGATAATAATGTTGCTGAATTAAATAAATGATTAAAGATTTGCCTGAAGAGGTTGGAGATAATGATAACGATCTGCGATTCTTTAACGCATTTTCAATATATTCTATTTGATAGTCTCGTGGCTTATACTTACAGTTAATAGATTCCGCAAGTTCTTCAACATAACCATTTTCTATAATTTCTTTTTCGGCAATCTCTGATGGTGCATCGAGAATATAATCTCTCTGTTCACAAAACTTTTTTAGATGAGGATATAGCCCAACATATAAAACAGGACGCATAGGTTGAAATAAACGAATTGTTCCGTCCCACACTCTTGCTTTATATTTTGGACTGAATTGATAACCTTCAGGTTTGAAGGCAAAGAATTCAGATAATTCTGATTTCATACCGGCATCAGCTTTAACACGCATATGCACAGCATTCAGATATTCTATTTCAATTCTTTCACTCATAATTGTTCTTTAAGCCAGGCTGCCTCTTCTTTACCAACTCGAAATGCAAATCCTACAGATTGAAACAGGCCTTTCGGTACCTTTCTCCATAGGTCTTCTGGGTCCTTTGAATAGTTTTCCTTTGATGTTGCTAATATACAGCAATCACGTTCTAAAAAGAAATCCCAAAATTCATCAAAGGTCCATTCCTTTGAAAATAAAATATCAGAAGTTTCTTTTCTTGAATAGATATGTGCTCGATTAATTTTCTTTGGTCTTTTATAATCATTCTCTTGAATACGTTGAGCAGCTGCTTCGGTAATACCAATCACAGGCCAACCATATTCTTTTAACATACTTGTTAGGGCAAGTAACATACCTTGACGAGCCCGAGGAGTTGCTCCTTTGATTTGTTTTATATGACAAAAACCATCGTAGATAGTTTCTTTTAATTCTTGTGGTATGTCGTCTTTATATGGGCTCATAATTTAATTGCCAATAATAAAAAGATTGCTAATAGTATCATGTTTGTAAAAAATATAGGTACCGCTAATATGGTATGATACCAAATCCATCTTGTCTTATATGCGTTTTCTAAATTCAAATCTGCAGGATCAATTTCGGATTCCATTGTAGGCAACGTATGCATCATTGCCTTATCAATAGGATTCTTTTCAATCGGTTGCTCAAATAATTTTAAAAATCTTTCCCACATCAATAATCTCCGGACTGAAACTTCAAGATATCAATCATATTCTTTACTACGAAGTTTCTACTGTGTATTGTTTTAATTATATCTTCAAGATAGTTTGCGTTGGCAGTATGGAAGTCAATCGTCAAGCTCATTTTAATAATATCTTTATCTGCTTGAATGTATTTGTCCAAATCGTTTCTTAATACTTTTAACTGAAACGGCCTCCAACCTTTTTCCTTTAGAGTTTCTTCATCCATGGAACCATCATAATAATTACGCTTATCCATTTCAAGCTGTTTGTATTCCGCCTTTAATTTCTTTACACGCAATACCTCCCTATAATAAAGGTTATAGTATTTCGCGTGGAGTTCAGGAATTCTTTTGCTTTCACCGACAAGATTGGTTTCGTCAATCGGCGAATCTTTTGCCCAAAGGGCAGCTATATCATTTGTATCCATAATCTATCTCAAAAACTTTTATTAACGGTTATATTATAAACCAAAAGTGTTTAAATGTCAATAGTTAAATTTGTTCCATTACGAATGTGTCGTAGCGCATTGTCACTGAACAAGTTGCATATGACACATCTTCAACATTTACATCAAGTTGTATTGATCCTAAAGATGTTGGAAAGCAATCTTTGAATTGAAATCTTACATGAGGATTCTTGTGAGAATTAGTAATTGTTAAAACGATATCCGATTTAAATCCAGCAGCCGCAAGCAAACTCTTTGTTTGATTTGTGCTCTCAGGTCCAGATATACCTTCCATCCAATTAAGTACTTCTTTATAGTTATTCATGTTTTCATCGACGATAAAAGTTATATCCAAATCACCATATTGTACTTGGTTTTGAACTTCATAAAATGGATTAGTCGGAGATCCCATTGTAATTGCTGACGCGGTCAACCCAGGCACTGATGTCTTTTGACAAAAGAACTCGACGTTAGGTAATCTTTCGATACTAATAGAAAAGTTAGTAGGTGAAAGATAATTGTTTATAATCTCTGGCATAGTATATACTTCCTAATAAATAGATTTATTAATTGCTTATTGTTATTTATTAGATTGGACTAAATCATGCAAAACATTAACGATCTTGATACAGCTGGGCTGTCAATTCAAGAAATCTCAACTCTCTATAATCAAACCATCTTTAATAAAGATTACGATTGGTGGTATGAAATCGAACCAGGTTCCACTGTGGTTGATATTGGTGCAGGCATTGGATTATTTTCAAAGAAAGCATTAGATGCTGGAGCAGGAAAGGTTCTAATGATTGAACCAAATAAAAGATTGCTTAAAGCAGCAATTAAAAATTGTTCGGATCACATGATAGATACTCCTCCTGAACAAGTAAAGGTTAAAGCAATCAACGCCGCAATCGGCAAAGACATTGATAGACAAAATATCTACAAGTCAAATGTTTTTATGGAATCAGAAGAAGATGTTCGGCTTATGTCTCTTGCTGAAATCACTTATTGGAATCAATTAGAATTTATTGATTACTTAAAGATCGATGCCTGGGGAGCAGAATACAATATTCTATCCAAGGAAATTCTTCCTTTCTGTATGGACAGAACAAGATTCATAGCAATAAGAGTTTATTTAGATAAAAGATATAATTCAAAGAAAGTGTTTGAAAAGTGGAGAGAAGAAATTCTTACTCCGCTTAAACCGCGACTATTGTTTAAAGATTATACATTAGCAGAAAAGCTTTGGTTGGATGATTGGGAATCTCATCTCCCAGTTACATTTATGTTATATGTTAAGAATTGGTAATAAACAACATAAAAGAACACCACTTAGAAAAATCGCCTGCTTTTAGAAAATCATCATCGTAGGCTTTTTCTCTATCTTCATGCTCCAAGAATCTAACTTGGTTAGTATCAAACTGCTGTAATAAACCATCTCTAAATTTTTGCCATTGTTTAACGCAACCAGAATATGCGTTCATATGAAACTCGACGGCAATATGTTTTACATTGTTTCTTAAATACGGAAAGTTCATTTCGGTAAAGATTCCATATTCTCCACCTTCACAATCAATTTTTAAATAATCAATCTTCGGAATATTATAATCCATAACCAAATCTAAGAAAGACATCTTCTTATATTCTTTATGGTCAGAATATACATTTGCGAAATGATTAGCAGTTGAACCAATACCTGCCTCTATAGGTAAGACAGGGACCTTTCCATGGTCGATAAAATAATCTGATATATTTCGTATCAGCGTTTTAAGATGAGGCCGCGAAGGTTCGACAGCAACAATGCGAGAAGCATTACGGTCCAAAGCGTGGCATACAAAAAAGCCAACACAAGCACCAATATCAACAACAACATCGCCTGGCTGAACATCGCGCCACCATTGATAATCTTTCCTATAAAAGAATTCGTGGTAAAGTGTTTGAACATCAGTTAAAGGTAGTCCCTCGGTTAATAAGTTTAAGTTTAAATTTTTTCTTTCCATAATATTACCAATTGTGAATTACATTTGCTATAATAAAAAAGCATGTAACAAAATTAACCCCGACAATGATAGTACGAAGTAAAGCCACATAATCATCATACGGCTCTGTCTTGTCATCGGAAAATCCTCCTAAGGCATATTTCCATATAGTCCATATTTTATTCATTCTATTCCTTGTTTGAATATCTATTAGTAAACATCGGAACTCCGCGCTTGTCTCTTCGTGATACAAGTTCAAAATATCCATTTGGACCAACTTCGTATACATCTCCAACTTCGACATCTAATTCATCGAGAATCCAATGTTTATTGTTTTCATCCTCGTGCTTAACTAAACGAAAGCCATTATCAAATTGGTTAATCATTAAATTACTTACATTTCTAAACATATCATATTTCCTCTAGGTCCGATATAAATTGTTCTTTAGGTGTTGTCTTGTTCCAAAAGCTCAGGGTCTTATTTGTTTCTTCAATCAATTTCTTTAATTTTACAATCTCTTCTTTTGTTAAATTTAAGATACTTAATGCGAGCAATCTGTTTGTGTCACCTCCTAGTGCAGATGTCTCTTGCATTATTTGCTTGACTACCTGAGCTTTTGTATTGTCCTTAAATACAATGCGGCCATCAACAAACGCTTGAACGAATTCCATTTTAACTTTTAACCATCGAACCTCTTCAGTATACTTGCTTATTTCGGCATCGATTCTTTTTTGTAATATACCCAAACGGTAGTCGCAAAAGTCCTTTACAAGCTGTTTAGCATCGGCGTACTCTCTCAATTTACCATTGTAATCAATCACTGTTAGGTTTTGAGAATATGGTTTAGATAGTTTAAACTTGCTGATGATTTTAGCATCATTCCATTTAGCAGAAGCTAATTTCAATTTAACTTCAAATTTAAATCCGTCTTTATCACAAAGATCTTCATACGATACAATATCTCCATCTTCTTCCAATGCATCGAGTACCTTTACATATCCTTCTCGGTCAAAGCCGTATGGTACCTCTGTGATGGAGACCGTAGTTTTTCCACGGCGGGTAAAGGTACCATACGAAACATACTTGGTAGGATCTTCAGTACTTTGAACAACCTCACCAGTGTAATCTGGAAACTTAACACGAATCGGAGTTCGTATTGCGTTGTTATTAATATACTGAAGACAAGCTTTCGCAAGATCTTGAGGATCGTGCGGTAGAATATTTGTAGCAAATCCAGTCGCAATACCTTTTGTTCCATTTACAAGTACCATCGGAATGATAGGCAAATAGAATGCAGGAGGTTCATGCTCAGGATCTTCATGTACAGGACTCAAATCAATATCCTTCATATACTTATTGAAGTTATCGGATAGTCGAGTGTATACATAACGAGCAGCACCAGCTTCTTGAACAAGTCGAGTACCAAAAGATCCTCGACCTTCAATCAAGCAAATGTTATTGTTCCAGGTTGCTGCCATTAATTGACCTGCACCTGCAGCTGATGATTCTCCGTGATTGTATCCGTAGTCAGAAATAATACCTGACACCGCGGACACCTTTTTGAATTCTTTCTTACTGTTTAAAATTGATGAATACAAATAGAACCTTTGAACAGGCTTGAGTCCATCAATCATATTTGGAATCGCACGAGATTCAACAGTATACATTGCGAACGATTTCCATTCGTTAGCTGCTACCTTTGAAATAGGATACTCTGTTCCTAAATTGTTTTCACTGATGTAAGCCGTTAAATCACTCATACATATATTCCTTTCTCAAATTTGAATCTTTACCAAACATCATTTGAAACAACGATGCATTATCAACAGTAACCACATCATACTTAGGTTGATTAATAATAGAACTATATTCTTCTTCGGTTAATGAACCCAAGCCCTTGATGTATCGATGCTTGTAATCATTGTTGGTTGCTTTGAACTTTGAAGCATCTTCGTAAGTATAGAACCACTTAACATCATCTCCTTTTGTTGAAATCATAATAGGTGTTCTTGTAATCATAACTTTCATTTCAGTTAATAGACGTGGCCAAAACTTGTAAAAGAATGCAATCAACAATGGACTGATATGTCCAATACCATCATGGTCAGCATCGGTCAATGTTGCGATATATTGATATGTCATATCATCAACAGAATTAGGATCATTAATATCCAATCCTAATACAGCAACCAACTCTGATAGTTCTTTGTTCTTCAACACCTCGGCAGGTTTCATATCCCAGGTATTCATAATCACACCACGAAGTGGAAATGCTCCAATCGTATCAGGATTACGAACCTTCAATAAGAATCCCATCGCAGAATCACCTTCCACGATTTTCAATGTTGCGTTATCTTTATTGGCTGCAATATGTTTAGCAACCTTAACCTTACGGAGTTTCTTTTGAGCCAATGTGGCAGCTCTTTTATCCGCGGCTAGCTTCTTTGCTAATTGAGCTTCAATAATAGGATCAATTATATCAGGAGTATTTAAAATCTTGTTAGCAAGCCACTGAGCATCACGTACTCCACACGATTCTATATGTTGCTTAACGTCTCCCCAAGTATTAGTCAACCTTTCTTTTGTCTGACTGTCGAACTTCGGATTAACAAAGTTCCTAGCAAACATCACAAAGGTCAAACCATTTTTAATTGTAGTTTTTAATACTTCAACTTTATGACGTCTTTTGATTTTAGTAACCAACTCATCGATGATACTATTAATAAAGACATCAACATAAGTACCACCTTGCCTCGTGTTTACACCATTTATATAACTGTTGGTTCGAAAGCCATCTTCCGAAGGTGCAATAAAGTAAGATAGGTTATCGGTCTTTTCAAGAATTGTAGTATCACTGAATAAAGCAGCATACTTTTTAATATCGTTAACTTTAACTCTTTTCTTATCAAAGCTAAATTGAATTTCAGGGAAAGCCATTTGTAGGCTAATAAGACGATCTTCAATTAATGTAATCGTATCAAGTTCTTCTAAACTATCAACCTCAAATAAACTGAAGTCAGGAGTAAAGGTAACTTCTGTACCATGACCTGCTCTATCGCCTGTTTTAATTTTTAATGTATCAGCACCGTCTTTGCAGTCGACTTGTATGAATTTTCCATTTGACCAAGTTTTACCTGAGAACGATTCTGACAAGAAGTTCGTTGCCGCAGAACCAACACCGTTAGTTCCAATCGTAACTCGTTCATCATCAAAGGAGGTACCTGCATTTACTTTGGTCCAAGCAGCTACAGGACGTAATAGTTCTTCCTTGCTTGTCTCGTCGTATATTTTGTCTTGAGGTATACCTCGTCCGTTGTCAGTGACGGTAATTGAATTACCTCGGACAGATACATTAATTTTATTTGCGTATTTGAAATTAGTACGAATTGCTTCGTCAATTGCATTATCTAAAATTTCATCAACCATCTTCGATAATGCTGGTACATATTCTGCTTTCTTCCATTCACCAAGAATAAATCTTTCGATGTCTTCTTTAGAACTAGAACCCATATACATACCAATACGTTCACGAACATGTTGTCGTGCCGTAAGTATTCTAAACTGTTCTGTGTTCTTTGCCACTACTTAGTCTCCATCATCAATTGCCATTATATCAAATTTCTCAGAGAATGTCAATGGTTAATTTCATTTGGATATCTGATAATCCACATTTATATCCATTCTACAACAATTCTTTATGAATGTCAATAGTTATTTTTTCTGGGCGCGAGTATTATATATTGTATAAGGAGAAATTGAGTGAAAATTTTTTCATAAAAACTATTGACATTTTGAGAAGCCTGGTTTATAATGGATTTGTAAATAAGGAAAAGGAGGAAAAATGAGTTGTTTACATAATGATATGATTCTGGAAAATCTCCACATGGACGTTATTTCAGAAGACGAACAAGGTCTTTTAGAGGACAAAATAAGCGACATCGTGTTGAATACTGGTTTAAACCCAGATGATGACAGAGATGAAATACTTGGTATGATTGCCGAGGAAAGATTTGAAAACTTGCCTGATGGCCCACAATAAGGAGTTGTGTTATGGATGTAATGAAAGAATTGAATAGTTTAAGTATTCGTAAAAGGCTGACCGACGAACAAGTATCGTTGTTGGCAGAATGTTCGGTCCGTGGAGGAGAACAAAGGTATACTGAAGCCCAAATCAGGGATATGGTTGGAGCTCCTACAATTGAAGAGTCAGAAACCTGTACCTGTGGAGATCCGCTCGAAACCTGTCCGGATTCCTACGAACATATGACTCATGGAGTCTAAATAACGAAAATAATAGAACTTTTTTCAGTTTTTATGAAAAAAACTATTGACATTCTTAGAAGTCTGGTTTATAATATAATCTGAAATTTGAAAACAATGGGAGTTGTTATGAAATACGAAATCAAACCACGGTCGGAATTTGTCTCGACCAGTCTACAAGGTTATATTACCGCGTCTTACGCAGATCTAGTTAAGGTCTTCGGCCACCCTCAATGTACTCAAACTTCCGGAGACGGAAAGGTTGATCTTGAGTGGGAAATGAATATCGTTGACGGTGACAATGTATACCCAGCAACGATATATAATTGGAAAGATTATGATGGTGGTTATACTGCAATGTCTGAGCCAAATTATAATTGGCATATCGGTGGAAATCAAAGAATTGTTTCTTCCTATATTAATGTATACTTCAAGGAGGCAGTATAATGTCTAGTTATGAAATGGTAATGAAAATTCTCAAAGCAGAAAAGAAAAAGTATGATGCTGAAATGGAATTGTCAATTTCTTCTGATAAAGAAATCAGGAAGTTAGCAAAGATGAAAAACTTTTCTTTGTATTCTGATGAAGAATTTGACCCAGCTGTAGAATTAGATAATTATAATTATAAAGAAAGTTATAACGAAGGCGGCTTTGATCCGGAATGGAACTAATCGCCTTAATTGCTGCTTGCGGAGTTGTCGCAGTTATCTTTTTTGCGATACTTAAAATTTTGTTAGGCAGCTTAGAATTTTTATGGAAGAATGCGTTTACAATATTATTCTTCCTAGTATTAGTTTTATTATTTACTTGAAGGTAAAGATTTATGAAGGTTAGTTTCTCAGGTCCGCGGGATGGTAAGCTGGATATTGGGCTTCAAGCATCTGCACTCATGGCAATCAATTCGTTTGCCAGGCAATTGGGTATTCGCAGATTGCATACTAAAATCCATGTTCGCTTTCACCACAAACTCTATGTAGACAACTCCCAAGGTGCTGAAGGCTTTTGCGATCCCGTGGACCCGAGGAACTTTATTATTGATGTCGCACTGTATGGGAATTGGCTGTCGACATTAGCACATGAGATGATTCATGTCAAACAGTTCGCAAGAAAAGAACTTGATATGACACTATGTTATTGGAAAGGCAGAAACCATACCAATACGGATTATTGGGAACAGCCTTGGGAAAAAGAAGCAAGGAAGCTACAACAGAAATTAGTAAATACATTCGTTAAAGAACACGAATAAAAAAGTTAATCTGGGTGTAGCTCAGTTGGATAGAGCATCTGCCTTCTAAGCAGACGGTCGGGGGTTCGAGTCCCTCTACCCAGGCCAAATAGAGGAAAGAGGTATGAAAGACCGTATACCATTAAAAGGTGGTGATGAGTATGATGCCTTGACTAAAGCAAGAAAGTTTTATTGTTATTTGACAAAACCAGGCGTCGTAAAAAAGATTAAAAGGAAATATAACAAGAGGTTTAGAAAGAATGGAAAGGAACAAATCAAATCCAGTCGCGAAGAACATGAATAAGTTCAATAAACCTGCTACGCATAAAGATCGTAAAAAGGCGGCAAGTCGTAGACCATTTAAACACAAAGCAAAGGAGTAGGAATGTGGAACCTACAGAATATTTTAAAGAACTCAGTCAGCATGATTGGTACTATAATTACAGCGACGATTTTACAGTTTATAATCGTGGCAGAACCAATCTATTTAAGCTTCAATCTTTGGCAGCTGAAAATAAGGTTCTAGGAAGAATGTACGAAGATTATTCTGCTTGGGCATTCGACAATGAAAAGCCAAAGCCTGAACTTAAAAACTATCTTAAGAAGAAATGAGATTATTAGTAGAAAATTATGGAGACGTTAGAATTTTTTCTGAACGTCCTTATGGTTATAAAAGATATATTGTAGAATGGCCTGACAGAACTCAAATGTTCAGTGGACTATGGTATAGTGAACAAAAAGTTCGCGAACTGGTTGAGATCAGATTGCATTTTGCGAAAGGAGAATAATGCCGGAGTGGCTCAACGGTAGAGCAACTGATTTGTAATCAGTAGGTTGGGGGTTCGATTCCCTCCTCCGGCACCATTTAAATTATGAAAAAGGAAGTGTTTGTATTTGATGTTGATGGTACTCTAACAGAACCAAGACAACCTATTGACTCTGAATTCTCCGAATGGTTATTAGATTTTTGTAAATCCAATGATGTATATCTCGTTACTGGTTCAGATCGACAAAAGACCTTTGAACAAATAGGTCCAAATCTTTACGAGGCTGTAAAGGGAGTATGGCACTGCAACGGAAATGAGTATTGGGAAAACAATAGACGTGTTAGTAAAAACGACTATACTCCTGATTACGAATTTAAGCATTACCTAACTCAGCTTGTACATAAAAGTAAATATCCAGTTAAGGTAGGAGATCATATTGAGATTAGAACTGGTATGATTAACTTTTCTGTTGTTGGCCGCAATGCAAATGAACATCAGAGAGAACAATATTATCAATGGGATCTCAAGAATAAAGAAAGACATTTAATCTGCGAAGATATCAATCGTCTATATCCAAAAGTACATGCAAGTGTTGGCGGTAGGATAAGTATTGATATTGCTCCTAGAGGAAATAATAAGTCTCAGGTCGCAAAAATATTAAATAAACAATACGAGACAATTTATTTCTTTGGAGATAAAATGGAATACGGCGGAAATGATTGGCCGCTAGCTTTAACAATAGACTTAGGTAAGATGGGAGAAAATCATCCTGTGAAATCTTGGGTAGATACAAAAGCTTTGTTAAGAACAATAGTAAGATTAAAAGAACTCGGATACGAAAATTCTAATTCTTTTGATATTAAAGGAACCGATATATGAAAGTTAAAATAACATATGCACATGAGTTGCATGAAGAACAAACCCTTGAGGTTGTTGGTACAATAGAAAAAGTAGAAGACGATAGAACTTATGTCCGTAGAATTGACGGGTATATAATTGACATGCCTACTGTAAACATTATTGAGACAGTGGAAATAAATTAAAATGATTAAAAGCGAAAAAGGTGAAAAGAAACTAGATTGGTATGTAAAATGGATTGCATCTATTCTAGTACTTGTATCTATTATAGCAAGATCTTCAGGACCAGAATATCGAGAAATTGATATGTATGTTGGTACTGTTGGTATTGCTATGTGGTTATGGGTATCGCTTTTGTGGGAAGATAGAGCACTCATTCTATTGAATGGTGTTTCTTTTTCGCTACTTACTATTGGCC